CTACAATGTTAAAATTATTGTCGATGGTAAAGTTTGCATCTTTTGCATTACGCATTATGATGCTTATTTTTACGTGGAGTAGTGAGTTGTATAGATGGCTAGAATCGCCTGGCATCGTACTTTCGCTAGTGTTAACGCTCATATCATTCTGGGTGTTATGCCGTCGTATGGTGGAGTATGCGGAAATAGGTCCGTATCCCACTGTCATTGACAACCGCTTATTTAGGATTCTGCAAAGATTCCTAATTGGTATTACGAGGAAGGACTTGGGTAAGAATTGGTATCCTTTGAATTCGAGATTGAGTCAGAATCCCCATCGTAATAGTGATAATGGCCATAAAACATCAGGTGCCGTTAGGGACTCAGCCCGTGCTTTAATAGCTAGTGCTGTCGATTCTATTGGGTGTGAAGCCTGGGAAATCAGTCGAGCTAAACAATCTTTAGCAAGAGCCGGGCCGCATCAACACTATGCAGTGGGTGATTTGCATCTGGGAATTGATGGGAAACCACCAGATGAGAATAATGTTATAGTTGGTGTTGACATTGACTATTATTTAAAAGATCCTGGTGAGTTTCTTAGTTTCGGATTGCCTATGATTTTCCATACATTTAACCCAACCGAAGTTTCTGGTAAAGATGGCGATAGCCGCTTTCGCATCGTTAATAATGAAGTTATTTATGATGTTAGTGGTGCTGGTCGCTGGAAACATCGAGTTTGGGACTGGTGTAATTATGGTGAATTTATTGAAGCTGAGGTTGTGCGTGGTTATTGGCACATACTTCGCTGGTTGGGAATTTCAAAAGTTGTATACCAGAAGATCCATTACTCAAGACCTTGGGAGGAATGCCCGCATAGAGTACTTGTTTGGCTTATACCCGCTTACAGTTGTATACGGTTTAATTGGATAAAAATTGACTTGGCAGCCAGAACCTTGAAGAGAGTCACTTATAGTGATGAATTTCGTAAGGGGTGGAATGCTATAATAAACCAAGTTAAGGATAAACTGTTTATAAGCTGTGGTAGACAAGGCGAGGATGCTAGTTTCCGGATTGAAAAAGAAAATTATGATATCTTAATGGGATTGAGTTCTGCTCAATCG